ATCTCACCTGTTGATGCATTATATACCAACTTGTTTCTATAACGGTTCATTACCTCTTTAAGGTATTGTTCCGCTTTAATCTTTGGAAGATTACCTACATCAATGTAGAAGATCCTCCTCTCAGGAGCACGGCTCAACCTGTAGATAACAAGAGAGTCCTCAATCATTCTAAGTTGATTGAGTGCCTTGATTGACTTGTGTAGATAAGAAAGGATAGTTTGCTTGTTTCTATCTACCAATCCAGAGTGACAGAATGTTATTGCATCTGGAGCAATCTTAACTGGTCTCTGTTGATTCTTAAATGCTGGTTGCCCAATGGCACCCATATTATTCTTTGCTTGATGAGCGTTAGGATCATAAAGATAATACTCATCAATCTCTGGATTCTTAACGTCGCCAGGATTTTGTTGATTAACTCGATCAATAACTCCTTTCAAGGACTTATCATCTTTTAATTTTCTTATAAACTTAATACGAAGAGGATCAATATATCTTACTTCCTGCAATCCATCTTCTGGTTTCTTAAGATCTATTACTTTATGGTAAAAGATTCGACCATCAATATACCAATTACGCAAAATCTCATGACACCTCTTATCGAAGTTCATGAGTTCTTTAACTGTTTTAAATTCTTCTCTAATTAATTCTTTTAGTTTATCAGAGCCTGGAAGATTCTCTAAATCTATCTGTACTGGAGAATCGTTTTGATCTGAAACAATTGCTTCATTTATAATATCTTCTATTGCATTGTCCACTTCGGGATGCAATGCCATCTCTCTATATCGTCTGATTAAATCAAATTCAGATTTATAAACACCATCGATGTCTACGTACTGACCATAAAATCCACTCGATACATAATAGTCCGAGGAATCTTCCTCAGACTTAGGTACAGGCGAGACGACACCTTTAGCGTCGGCATCGTCCTTCTGTATTTTAAATCCAAATAATTTAGCCATTAATCACACAATACTGGGACCTTACCCAGTTATTTAGTCATCTTTATCCAATACCTCTGTCAAGAGTTACAGCTGTATCAGTTTCGGTATCAAGAATACCAGCGTCGTTCTCATCGAAAGCATCCCACCATTGGACTTGGAGGTCTACTGTAAATTCTTCGATAGTATCAGCAGAATCGTAAGAAAGGTCAATCGCACTTACGTTTGTTGGGAATACTCCGTGGAAGAGGTACTTCTTAAGTACTGGAACATTCTCAGCAGCGGAAGGAACTTTACCTTTAATAGAATTTGGGAATCCAGTTGTACTATTTTCTGTGTTACGTCCTAACTGATAGACCTGAGCGTTTGTCTGATACTGAACTGGATTAATGAAACCAGTAGCATTGTCATGCTTGTTGATTCCGTTCATCCACTGTTCAAATGCATTTCTCAGATCAAATGTTACATCGTTAATGACTGTAATTGTCCATATATCAAATGTCCTATCTCCAGCGATCTTGAGGTTCCTTCCTCGGAATGGAACATCAATCACGTTGATATTTGATGCAGGAAGGTTTGCAGCCTTCACCATGAAACGAGAGTTATCATTAAGCCTTTGATCGGCCGAGATAAAACTTGGGAAAGCAAGTTCGACCTCAAATAGATTGGGTCTTGCTGCTCCACCGATTAACTTCGACTTAAAGTCGTCGATTGTACGTGCGCCTACTTTTGGATAATTGGCCATGTCTTTAGAACCTCTTCGTTGTTATTTATTAAATCAAGCAGAACCAATAACTTCATCAAAGCTGATGCCAGTTCTGGTTGCAACAAAGGTAAGACCGATAAAGTTGATCGACCTGGCAGGCTTCACAAATATGTCTGCCTTGAATTGATTAGAGTCAATAACATCAGGTGTGTTATTACTCTCGTCACAGATAACCACAAAGTCTGTGATTCCTCTCTTAGCCTTAACATCACGTAGATATGGTTCAACAATGTTCAAGAAGTTTGTTCTTGTAAGAACGTCGTTGAATTCAAAGAGTTGTGACTTAGCAGCTCTCTCGATTGTTGCCTCAATAGTGAGGAACAAGCGACGAACGTTAATACGATCGAAAGCGGAAGACTCTTTAAGTCCAGTCTTATCACCAAACAAGACCATACCTGCACCAGAAGAGAAGATAACTGGGTTAATTCTCTTAGGATATAGAAGATCTCTTTGTGATTGTGATGGGTTGTATGCAAGTTTAATTGCATTGTTGATTGTACCTCTGGTAGCTCCAGCAGGTGAGAACCAAGGATAAGAATTAATCGAGGTTCTTGCCATCAATCCAGCAACATCACCATTCAGAGGAACATAACGGAATGTGTTATTGAACCTATCGAAGGTGTACTTATAACCAGAGTCAAAGACTGCATAAGAACTTGAAGCAAGACTATCATAGAATGTAATAATATTGTTTGTCTGTGTATCAGAGTTCGTTAAACCAACAACTCCAGATCTGTATGGTGAAATACATGCGATACAATCCTTACGGGTTGTTGCAATCTGAATTAGTTTGTTAGCCTTGGCCTGTGCTTCATAGATGGAAGATCCACCAGAAGGACCCTGTATCAAGTAGTTAACTGAATACTCAGCAGGGTTTTCGACTACAGTATAAGAATTTACAACCTGACCAAGGGTCACATTGAAACGATTAACACCATCGTAGTCTACTCCGTTTGCAAGTGTATAGGTCTTAGAACCAGAGCCGTTAAATACAACTCCTTGTGCATTTTGTCCCCATTCACCAGTTGAATCGATGGTATAACCACCAGCAGAACTGAAGTTGAGTCCTATACCTGTCTGTGCAGCACCAACAAAGATACTGTCAGAGTAATTAGCAACGTAATTCTTGTAATAGATGTCTGTAGATGGAGAGATCTTAGCGTCTGCAGCCTTAGATAATCCAGTCCACTTCTCTATAATGTTTCCAGCAGTTCCAGTTACAGATCCAGAGTCATCGACTACTGCAACATGAACTTCATCAAATCTGGAATTCCTTTCCTTAGAGTAAGCACTTGTTGCAGGCTTAGGAGCAAGGTTTTTCCAGTAAACAGTACTATTAGTTAATCCAAGAGTCTGTTGATTGTACCAGTCTGTAGCAGTGTTTCCTACACGTAGGTTAATTCCACTACCAATACCAGACATAACAATGAAGTCTGTATTTGCGAACGCCACTGTAGCAGCGGTGTCCATAATAATTTGTGGTTCAGCATCTGTTGTATAACCAACGATGTTACCAGAATATGTTCCGTTTAGGGACTTAATTTGGTCACCAACGAATGCCTTAAAGGTATTAAGATCTGGTCCAAAATCTATTTGAGTAGAACCAATTCCAACTGTTGCTTGGAATCTTGTTCTCTCAACTCTTTGTTCAGTACCAGTCTCATCAAATATTCTAATACGGTTAGGATAGTTGATAGGTCCTGTTGTTCCTGTCTGCCAATTGAAGATACCTTCTGAGTATCCTTGGAAAGAAGAAGTTGAAGATCCTTCCTCGTAATCGACATTAGACCAAACATTAGTTGATGAGTTGAACTTAGATACAACCTTAACATCAAACCAATCTTTACCGATATTTGTGATTAGTCCCTTAAGGAATCCAGTTTCAATTCCTACAGTACCATCACTTAGACCAACACTTGTTGAGAAACCAGCGGTAACAGCGTATCCAACGTTAAGTCCATCAGTACCAATCGCAAGTCTCTGGTCTGCTTGACCGTCAATAACGCAAACTTTTAAATCATTTGACCATGAGCCTGGGTTCCTTGCAGCGAACAACCAGTTACCATCAGTGGTATGATTATTGTAGTAATCCTCGGAAGATTCAATAGAAAGGTTTGTAACAGCAACACCAACTGGAGCATTAGCGTTTGAAAGATTTGTTCCAGCGGTTCTAATTACCCTGAGTACTCCTCCATATGATAAGAAGGAAGATGCAGACATCCAATATTCGTACTGTCCATCTACTGAACTTGGTTTTCCGAATGTTTGGAGTAAGTCTTGCTCTGTTTCTACCAGAATAGGTACGTTGACAGGACCTTTCTCAAAAGGACCAGCAATAGCGCCCACTTGATCGTTTACGTCATCGATACGTCCTATTGTAAGATCAACTTCCTTGACCTTTACGCCTGGTGAGACTAAATTTAACGCCATGTTAGTGCCCCTTGAAGAACTTCATTGATTACCCTAAACTTATTTATTGATTAAAGCTTTTCAATGGGGAAACACTACATGAACATACTACCAGTCAGGATAAGACCATTCTGGAGGGGTTTTATTTTTTCTTCGTTTTTTAACTATTCGTCTAACCGTACATATCTTACATTCATATGCATAGGAAGATGGTAATACTCCTCTGTTTCTACGTGTAAGATAAAAACCATCAATTAAATCTTTTGTTTCTCCACAAGTTCTGCATTTCCTTTCTTTAAGGAACAAATGCCCAAGATTAAACTGGTCGTCAAGATCCATTACACTGACACTACTGCTGTTACCTCTGGGAATTTCTCTTTAACCAACTTCTCAATACCCATAGTTAATGTCTGAGCACTCATAGCACATCCTGCACAAGCACCCAACATTCTTACCATCACAATAGGACCATCTTTAAGATAGTCTATTGCAACAAACTCAAGATAACCTCCATCCATTTCTACATACGGACGGATTTCATCTAATACCTCATTTACATTAGCATCATTCAGTTCCATTAAAGATAATCCCACATATACGATCTATCACCATACTCATCTAAGTTCCATCTATCTCCATCCTGATCTACAAAGGAATCTTCATCATCATTTATACCATCACTCAAGAATCCAAATGGAGCCATGTCCTGTTCGATAGCATTCTTCTGTTCTTCATATACTCTTTTTCTAACATCATCATCTGTCATTTCCTTGAAATAGTCCTGACAGACTAACCATGCAAATATTACTAAACACATTGCAAGGTCATCATTAGATCCTTCTTCTGCTTCAAATGAATTACTCTTCTCAATGAAAGTAGTTAACTCTGCAATAATATCATAGTCATTAATAAGTAACTTATCGGCTTCTATGAGAGTCTTTAAGTTAAGAGCACCAATCTTCTTAACAGTCTTAGACATTTTAACGCCTAACTGAGTCTTCTTACCAGAGAATCCCATTCCTAATACTTGACCAGATCTACCTCTCATTGAACTTTGTAATATATTCTCATATTCAAGGTCATAGAATAGAATGGCAGCAACTTGATCACCCACATCATTTACTTCACATAAGATATATGCATTGTTATATGCCTTTGCAAATTCTTGAATGATGCTGGGAAACAACATCGGTTTTATTTGATTATTCTTATACTTAGCAACTACTTTATACGGGAACTCTGTTGTATCAAAGACAATAAAAGCAGAATAATCTTTTTCTACACCCCTTGCAACGTCAACAGTAATTGAATAATTATGTCCATCTATTGGATTAGCATATATCTCTCCACCTTTTCTACCTCTACCACAAGGTTCATCATAAGTCATTACTTTTAATTTGGCTGGAGATATTAAAGTATCAACAGACCCTAAGAACTCACATTCAAACTCAACCCTGAACTGAGCTTCTGATGTGTTCTTAATCGTTTGTTCTTTCCAGGCTTCATCTCTGCCTGGCACCTCAGACCAATGAACGTCTGTGGTTATATACTCGTTTCTACCAAGTTCTGCATCGTGCCACAATCGGTAAAAATGATTCATACCACGAGGGGTAGAAACAATAATTACCTTAGTAGACTTACCAGAACTAATAGTAGGATATACACTACTAAA